GGATCTTTTTTCTTTTTAATTTCTCTGACCTTACGCATCTTGCGAGGGTCAATGTTTCTTAATTCTTTGATCCCTGCTCTGGGATCTGCTTCATCAATAACAGCATGGAAGTATATTCTACCATCCACATACCACAACTTGAATAAGTCATAACTCTGTGTGTTGAATTTGAGCAAATTTAAAATAGTTGCGAACTCTTCAGTTATCATCTTCTTGATGTTAGCTGAAAGTTTAACTTCACCTAGATCGATTTCAACAGGCTTAGTGCCCTTCTCAATTACAATCGCTTCATTAACAATATCATCGACAGCTGCATCGACTTCAGGATGTTGCAGCATATCTCTGTACTTAGTAACCAACTCTGCTTCGGTTCTAGCTGCACCTTCTAGGTCAACATAAGTTCCGTAAGCTCCACCAGATGCAACGACGAGAGCACCATCATCTTCTTGCTTTGGTGCAAACGTTTGTAAGTTTTCGTCTTCTTGTTTAGTTGTCTGACCCTTTTTACGGATCTCAAACCCAAATAGTTCTGCCATTTTTACTCCATAGTGGGAGAGGGGCCATATGGCCCCTCAACCTTATATATTAGACGCCACCAGCGTTGCCGGTGATGCCTCCACTAACTTCCCAATAATCATATTGGAATGTTACAGTGAATTCTTCAATCGCATCAGTTGTTTCCCATGACATCTCAATTGGAGAGATCTCTGAAGGAAAGATTCCATTAAACTTATAAACTCTGATTGGTGCACCAGTCTTTGAGAACTGGGTCACTTCAGCAGTTGATTTATATAGTAGTGGGCTAGCTGCTCCAAAACCTCTCAAGTTGCCTTGAAGGGAGTTGATCTCGTTAGACCATTGTTCCATTGCATTTCTGATTAGGAAGTCTTCGTCATTAATAACGGTGACTGTCCAGTCAGCAAACACACGATCACCAGCAAGTCTAACTTTACGGCCGAAGTAAGGAACTTCGATAACACCCAAAGTAGATGAAGGAATCTGTGCTGCCTTGACCATGAAAGGTAATTTCAGATCTGCAATACCGTTGGCAGGGTTAGTAAACTGAACTTGGAAGAGAGCAGCGCGCGCTCCTCCAAGGGTTAACTGACTTCTGATTTCATTGACATTAAAAGCCATGTTTGTTCTCCTCTTTTATATTTATCGATTAAAATTGACCGACAACTTCAGAGAACTCAACGCCCGTTCTAACGGCAACGAAATTCAACTGGATGTAGTTAATAGACTTAGCTGGCTTGATGTAGATATCTCCAACAAACTCATTTCTGTCAATAACTTCACCAGTGTTGTTTGTGGTATCACATACAACCTTGAAATCATAAATGCCACGACGACCTTGAACGTCACGCAAGAACGGCTCAACTAAGTTACGGAATTGAGCTCTTGTGAAGTCATCGTTGAACTCAAACAGTGTAAACTTAGCAGCAGTTGCAATTGCTTTTTCCAAAACAATAAACAATCTACGTACGTTGATTCTATCGAAAGCACTTGGCTTAGACAGCAGGGTCTTGTCACCAAACAAAATAGTACCTTGACCAGGGAATGTTACAACTGGATTGATACCAGATTTGTACAGCTGATCGCGATAGGCTTTTGCAGGGTTGTAGGCAAGCTTAACAAGGTTCTTGATCTGACCGCGGTTGAAACCAGCAGGTGAGAACCAAGGATCTCTTTGATCATCTGTGCGAACACATAGACCAGCAACATCACCGTTCAATGGAATGTAACGGTAGATATCGTTATACTTGTCGTATTGATATTTGTAACCAGAATCCAAAACTGCGTAAGAAGTGCTTCTCATGCTGTTACGGAATGCGATGACGGCATCTGACTCTGAACCAGCGTTGTTAACAACGTCTGCCTTTTCTGGAGAAACAAACACGACGCAGTCCTTACGAACTTCGGCAATGTTGTCGATCAAGTAGTTAGCAAGTTGCTCACCATTTGTTCCACCATAAGACTTACCAGTTAATACCAATGAAATGTCTACACTCTCAGCAGATGCGAACAAGTCGTATCCAGCCAAAAGAGTTCCAATACCAACGGTACCTTCAACGTCACCATCCTTGGCGCCTTGGAAGCTAACAGTTAGTGGTTTTGTATTAGTTGAATCAATCAAAGAAACTGAAGCTGCAGAAGCTGCACCAGATCTATCATTACCCCACCACACATAACCAGAACCATCATTAATTACTGTCTTATAGTAGTTTGTAGAACCATCTTCGTTCTTAGCATCAGTAGATCTAGAAACACGCTCAAACACTTCGAGAATTGTTCCAGGTACTCCACTAATTAAACCATCTTGATCAGAAACAACAACGTGCAGCTCATCGCTAGCAGAAGTGTTACCAAAATTTAATTGATAGCTAGACTGGCCAGGAGCACCATCAACAGCGTTGTAGTATTCCCAATTACGAGTAATTGTGTTAGAAGTAAATGCTGTGGACAGCTGATACTTCGATTCTGTTGTAATATCAATGAAACGATGAGTAGCGTTAGACTGAGGAGCTGCGTCCAAAGTACTAATCTTCATGTACTGCTCACCAATAGTAGTGTTACCTACTTTAATGTAATCACCAACAGACAAAGTAGCCAAAACTGTATTGGCTTGTGTATTAGCTTCAGCCAATGTACCAGTAGCAGAGTTTGCCAAAGCAAAACGTATAATAGTGTTACCAACTTCTGTTGTCAAAGTACCAGCAGCAACGTTGGCATTACCACCGTTTAGGTTAGCTGTAGCATTGAATGCTGTTGCTGAATCGCAAACAGAAATCTTCAGCGAGTTACCAACCAAACCTGGATACTTAGCGATATACTTAATATCAGAATCAATTGTCAAGCTATCGTAGCTGTCTGCATTTTTAACTGTAGCAGCTTGGACTTCTGTGTTGGTTACGGCGGCGGTATTAGCAACAGCAGACAAAACAACGCTAGTACCATCAGCGGTAGCTGTGGTATTGGCTGCTCGGACTACGTATAACTTATTACCGTAAGATAAGAAATTGGCGGCGGTAAAAAATGTTTCAGCATTATGATTTGTTGGTTTGCCGAATCTATTTACTAGATTAGACTCAGAGTCAACTAAGACTCTTTCACCTACTGGACCCCAACGGAACACGCCAGCGATGGCGCCTTCTGTAGAAGAAACAGCAGGGACAACCGTGGTTAGGTCAATTTCTGAAACATTTACGCCTGGACTAACTTGAAAAGGCATGTTCATCTCCCTCAAAAAGAATTTTTATTTATGCAAGAACGGTTAGAGGTATTTATAAATTGCGGTTTTCTAGCTTCTCATCCAAGTATCAAATGATACATGCTCCAACTCAACCACTTGGAAATCTTGCACCATATCCCTTTTGTCATCAATAATACCAAAAGGCAACATACTTTCTTCTAACATTTTTTGCTGCTCATTATATAGATTTAGCCGGATGTCCCCACTGGTCACCTCTTTGAAGTAATCCTGAGTACTCATCCACGCAAACAAAACGTGACACATTACCAAGTCATCATTACCGTCCTCAGCCTCGTATGAAGAACCTTTCAAAGCAAATCTGGACAACTCATTAATTGTATTGTAGTCTTCAATGATTAACTTGTTGTTCTCAATCAAAGTTTTAAGAACGCTACAACCGATTCTCTTCACTTGCTTGGATGTCTTAACACCTATCGATTGAGTTCTTCCGTGACCAGTGGAAATATACTGTCCTGCACCGTCACTTGATGTGTAGATGATATTGTCATATTCAAGTTCATGGTACAGGATGTCTGCAACTTGTTGGCCAACGTCATTTGTCTCAACCAAGACCAATGCTCTATTATAATGCTTTGCGGTCTGTTCAATAACTGTTGGGTATATTAATGAGGAGACTGTATTGTTTCTGAACGTGGCTACAGTCTTATAAGGAACTTCAGAAACGTCGATTACCGCAAACGCGCTATAATCTAGACCCTTGGCTCTTGACGTATCAGCAACTAGTGTATAAAGTCTATCTTGGATAGGAGCAGAATAGATTTTTAAACCCTCTTCTGAGGAATCTATTGGAGTCCTGAACACCATTCTTCTTAATACATTAGGCGAGATCAGTGTGTTGGAGGATCCTAAGAACTCACATTCAAACTCCTGACGGAACTGTTCCTCAGAGGTATTCTTAATAGTTTCAGCTTTCCACTCTTCATCTCTACCTGGAATTTGACTCCAGTGGACATCTACTCTTTTATAAGAGTTTCTATTTTCTTCACTATCTACCCACAACTTATAGAACATATTAAGTCCGTTAGGTGTAGATGTGATTAACACCTTAGTAGTCTTACCAGAAGAGATTGTAGGATAGACGGAAGCAAAGAACTCTTCTTGAATGTTTGTTGGAACGAAAGCAAACTCATCTAGGTAAACCAAGTTAAATGATCCACCGCGAATCGCACTTGATGTTGTAGAACTTGCAAGAACCTTAGAGCCGTTCTCCAATTCTAAGTTACCCTTGTTCCACTCTACAATACCTTGCTGCATCCATCTAGGCAAATGCTCATAAGCAAGCTGAATGCGAGAAAGAATCTCACGAGCTTGTCTTTCTTTGTTAGCAAGAATAGCAACATTATAATTTTCGTTGAATAGGATCTGCCACAGGATCATAGAAGCAACGGTTGTAGTCTTACCCACCTGACGAGGCATCTTAGCAACAACAAAACGTTCTTGTACTGCAGTGAGAACCATTTCCTCTTGGAACTCCCACATTCTAAACGGTATTAAACCTTGGTCAACGTTAATGATCTTAACGTAGGTTTTAATAAAATGGATTGGATCTTTGGCGCACTTGATATACTCTCTGACTTGTTCAGGAGTGAAGTCAATCTTTACATCTGACTTCTTTAGGTTCTTATTACCAAGGTAACCATCACTCACTTATTATCCTTTAACAACTTCAGTAGATCAGCAGTAGATCCAAGATATAGATTGTTGTTTACGGTTTGTGGACCACCATTATCTACCTTCTCAAGATCTTTTCTTTTCTTGGCAAGCTCTAGTAAGTCTTTATTAGCGTCTGCAACAGCTTTAACCAGCGTTGCAACGACTTCATAACTCCTTGGATGCTGACTCATACCAGCAACGTCGAGAATGCCACTGAGGGCTTCCTGACCCTTCTCGATGACAGCAATCATATTGCCTCTT